TTTAATATTAAAATTTTAAAATTATTTAAATTATAATTAAAAAAATTTAAATTTTTTAAAAAAATTTTTATTTAATTTTAATTTTAAATTAATTTTTTTTAAATATTTTATTTTTTATTTTTTTTTTTTTTTTTTTTATCAAAGATAAATATCTTTTTTTATTTTTGTAATATTTGATTGTCTTCCAACATTTCACAAATATAGGTATATTTTTCAAAATCCAATTTTTATCCTTATAAATAGGAATACAAGAAATAGTATCCAAATACCAATAAAGTGGTTCATAACTATTATAAATTTTATAATTAGGATCTTTTTTTCTTGTTTTGTTATGATTTATATTTACCCATTTTTCTACTTGTTTGTGATTTAAATTAATAGGAGCATATTTATATTTAATTGTTCCATTTTTTTTTACAAATCTGAATATTACACCTTTTTCTTTTCCATTTTTATTTTTAGTTTCATCTATATTCCCATCAGTGATTAAAAAATCATTTTTATAATCATCAAAATGGTCATATTCTAATATTCCACATTCTAAAAATATACATTTATTTAATTCACAAACTTCCATTTGCAATTGCATTTGATCATAATACATTTTTTTTGGAATTCCAGTTATTTTTCTCGAATAAACACATTTAATTTCAATCATTGTTCCATCTTCATCTATCCCATCAGGCGATGCCGCCAAAAAAGGTATATTTTCATGTCTCACACAACCAAATTCATATATTTTTTTTGATGTTCTTGATTCATAAATTTTAATTGCTATTTCTTCATATTTAACCCCATGAAGAATTGCAGAACCTGCCACAAATGATGATTTAACACCACATTTATCCAATATTATTTTATTTATATTATTTCCTGATAAAATTTTAGTTATGTTAGATGCTGTTAAAGCAGTTTTTCTAAAATCAAACCATTTTTTACTTTTTTGTTTGTGTTTAGGTTTTAATTTTAATTCTTCTAATCTTTCCTTGAATGATAATTTATCTTCTTTTGTTTCAATAAATTTATAGGATTTGTTTAATTTTGGATAAAATTTACATATTAATTGTTTAAAATAATCATTTGTGAAATCTTGTGATTTTGAATCATTGAACATTTTAAAAAACAATTTGTATATTTCTACTGTGTTTTTTGTCAATTCATCTAAATCATCTTGTTTTAAATCATCCTCTTTTAAATCAAAACTTTCCAATAAAATTTTAATATCATTATAGACATGTTCTATCACAATTTTATTCATTTAATTAAATTTGGTTGTAATTTTTATATGAATTTTCAAATTTTTAATTTGAAAGTCCCAAAATTTATTTGAACAGACATGAAAAATTTGATTGAGTGATAAATAAAAAATTCAATTAAAAATGAATAAACAAATGTATACCAATGATATTGACAATGTGTTAAACAAATGTTGGAAAACAACAAATTTAAATAATTCTTTTAAAGAAGTTCAAAATAATCCATCTTCCTATGCTTTAGATAAATTTAAAAATATGTTTAATTCACACAAATATAAAAGAAAAATGAAGCAACCAGAATCCAGATTCTATAAAAAACAAATTCAATCAACTAAATTAAGTTCTCTTAGTGATTTTTTAAATGATGAAAATAATGATCAAAACTTTATTAAATGGAAACAATTGGATTATTTCTTTAAAAAGAAATATTTACTAAAATTTTGTGAAAAACAAAAAAATAAATTAGATGATTCAGAATTTGAAAAAATGGAAAAAAAAATATTAGAAGATTTGGAAAATGGTAAATTATTAAAAAAAGGAGCACTAATTTACAATTTTAGAAAAAAAGAAATTATCAGAATTTTTTGATATTTGATTGAAATTTACGGTTCCCAATCTTAATTTAAATTTTTTTAACCACATTTATGAGAATATACTTTGCGTCCATCCGTTGGAACACCACAAGTATTTGACAATTTTTCACAAGATAATTGACCACCATTAGGTAAAGCATTTTTAGGATCAATGGGTGTTGGAACACAAGGTCTATGATTATCTTTTACTATAATTCTATTATTGATATTATAATCAAATGGTATTTCAATTCTGTTTTGTGGGTCAAAACATAACCATTCCCATCGGTTCCATCCAGTTCCCCTCAAAGTACAAGGAGGATTGTTCAATCTACAATTTTCCTGTGGAAAAAAACAATCTTTGGGATGATTGAGATTATCATTTGGTCTGGTTCCATTTTTATCACAATCATCAACCACACCTTGACCACAAGGATAACCACCAACACATTTTGTGTTGGGACAACAAGGAATATATCTATCTAAAGGATCTTTAGATGCTCTTCTACTTAATCCTAATAATTCAGACCCAATATCTATCAAAGGAATATTTTTGTCAACACTAACTCCATTTTTTTGTAATCTTGTGGTAGGGAGATATGAATAACAATTATTTATTTTAGGTTCATTGATTTGATACACACTTGCACTCACAGATTCATCAAGAGCTTTTTGATATGCTTTAGTATCATAATTTAATCTGTTAAAACTCATTTATAATATATACTAATATAATATTTTAGTTATGATAATAAATTTCAAGATTCTTAAAACACAAAATGTTCATACAAATATCAAAATAATTCCAAACTTTTGGATTGCTTCAAATTTCATAAACTTGTTTTCCAAAATTTAGGTTTTTTGTTCCTCATGAAATCATTGATTTAAATATCACATTTTAAATCTGAAACTGAAGTATTAACATTTCCACTAATAGGGATTGGTTTGTATCTTATCATTTGACAGGGTGGTAAATGAACTATGGTTGTATCAATTGTTCTTTTGTTATTGGAATAATTACCACTGATATTGATTTTGTTATTTGTTATTCCACCATTCGAAGGATTAAATTTTTTATTGGGACAGTCTGTGTTCATTCTTGTTTGTCCTCTTAAATCACTTTCCAGATCTACCAAATTTCCACTTATTTGACTAACATCTGTTCCTCCCACCAAACCCAATTCATGACGACATTTATTAATATTTTCATATTTCATTGGATTCAACAAATAGGACAGTGGTCCAACACTTTCATCTAACCTTTTTTCATATGCACATGAATCATAAATTAATCTGTTTGAACTCATTTATATATTACACAAATATATTTTTTTTAGATTCAATTCAAAATCAAATTGTTTTGGTTTGTATGATTGGTCCAAACATTGCACCGTCCGGAATTTAAAATGAAACAAAATTATTTATATATTCTAAAACTGTGTTTGAAATAATTTTCTAAATGTTGTTTTTTTATTTTTAATAATTCTTCGCTTATTTCTTTATACCACCTTTTGGGTGTTCGTACAATGTCTAACCAATTATTTTATGACATTTACAACTATTAAAATTATATTTATTTCACATTTTTGAAGTTTTCTTTTTCCAATGTTTTCCATCATGAGTATAGCCACATTTTTCTAAATAATTTTTATTCCTGATCATTTGTCTTGATGGCAATCCACTTCTTGTCCAACCATTCTCTTCTTCAATTATATGTTTTTTATTTTGAACATTTTTTTTGATTATAGGTAATAATGGGTACATTTTAAAATGAGTTGTGTCTCTTCCAGATAAATTATTACATGGTTTGTTTTGATATGTGTCTTCTCCTGGAACCAATCTAGTTTCTATTTTTTTGTTTCCTAAGCCACGACCCATATAAGGAACGGTTAGATAAGGTCTTTCATCTAATTGATTGATAACTTTTAAATTTGTTAAATTTTTAGCATTTCTTAATTTTGAATCAGATTTAATGTTACAACCATTTTTTGAGGTCCATCCATACCCATCTCTAAATTGTTTTGAAGAATGTCCAGGTCTGTTTATGGCTATTTCTTGAACATTGGGTATGTTACATTTATTTGACATGAAATTTCTCAAATAATATAGTCCAGGTCCAGAACTTTGCTTCATCTGAATATCTTTATAACATTTGTCATAAAGCAAATTAGAGCTAATATCAGTTTCACTTCTCATTATACTATATAAACATATTATTTTTATTATTTCAATTACACCAATATTTGAAATGATATTAATTTTTTGTGTTTTTTTTGTGTTTTTTTTGGAAATGTTTTATCTTATTTTTAATGTTGGTTGGTTCAATTGGGTTATTCAAATCATTGGTAATCTTGAGTTTCCATTTAATGGTGTATAATTATTACCTATACATTGAAATCCATTCCCTTCTTTGCAAGTGGGTTTGGTTTTGTATAACCATTCCGCAAATTCTTTTTGTTTGTTTGGTATTGTTGTTATTGGTGTTGTATAAAATTGCCTTTGAGAATTATTTGTGTTGTAAATATCATTGATATCTTTGTAGAGATTGTAACCAAATTTTTCTTCTAATTCCTTTTTTGATTTCTCACTTTCAATGTCTATTAAAGATTCTCTGTTTGGTCCACTTTCATATTCATCAAATAAAATATTTGTAAAAGGATTATTTATTGTTGGGCCAATTTTTTTTTTATCTTTTATAAAATTTTCTAATTTTTCAACAGATTCAGATTCAATTATTTTTTTTTTAGTTCTGTAAATTAAATATGTTAAAAATAATGAACTTATCAAAATAAAAAATACTTTGTAATTGTGTGATTTGAAATATAAAACTATTGATATGTATATTGATAATCTCACTATTGTGTTTAATTTATCATCTAAACTCATGTTTTTAACTGGAAAAAATTCAGATAATTTGTTTTTTTGAAATAATATGGATAAGTTTTCTGACCAAAATGTTTTCATTTAATTATACAATTATTTTTTTTGTAAAATATTCATAATTATATTTTTTATAGGCTTAATTATTTTTTCCAGGATTTTTATTTTTTTTAGTTTTATTTTTTTTGGTTTATTCTTTTTTAGTTTTTTAGTTTTTTAGTTTTTTAGTTTTTTAGTTTTTTTTCCAAATTTTTTTATTCTTCTTAAATTTTTTTTCAATTCTTCCAGTTTTTGTTTTTTGGTTCTAAATTTTTCAAGAAGTATTTTATTGATTTTGCTGTTCTTGTTTTCAGTTTCATGAGTTTCACAAGCATTGGAATTTTCAGTATTAATTTTCTTCAACATTTTTTTCATGTCTTTTTCTGCTGTTTTAGATATTTTTTTAATTTCGTTGTTGTTCATAAATGATTTGGCTTCATTATTCAATTTTTCTAAATCTACATCTCCTTTTTCTATTTTATCTTTCACTTTAGCATTAATGGTATTAAATAATCCCATCAAACCTGGTGATTTTCCTGGATTTCCAGTTAAAACAGATAATAAATTTTGTGGATCTCCCAAATTAATATCAGATAAATTTATATCTTTTGCAATATCCATTGCTAATTTACCTATACCACCATTTAACAAATTCCCCAATAATGGATTCATATTTGCTAAATTTATAAAATCTGGAAAATTTGTTTGACATTCTTTTTTCTTTCCAGTATTTTTTAGATTTTCAAATACTTTTAAAAAAATTTTTTCTTCATTATTTAGTTTTTCTATTTTTTTATCATTTCCCAAACATCTCAATATTTCATTGATATTTTCCTTTTTGTATTTGTAACTTTGAATAAACATTATTTTGACAAATTTCATTATGATTATTTTTGTATTATTGCTTATTTCTAACAAAGAAAAATCTAAATTTAACAAATTTTTGTAAATTAAATTATTATCATTATTGGATAATAAATCATAATTTTTAGCTATGTTTTTTTTAAATGTTTTTAAATGGGAATCATCATTAATATTAACATTTTTGTAAATTTTAGTGTCAAAATTTGGATAGATCTCATTTAATTCTTTAATTAGATTTTTTAGTGTGTTGTTAAATTTGATCAGATCATTCATTTAATTCTAATACATAAAATAATCATTATTGTTAAACCGCAAATAATGAACTGTTTGGTTTGAATTTGTCGATATTTAAATCGAAACAAAAATACTCTGATTATTTGAACATTCGGTCCATTGAGGTACTTTGAAATATTGTTATTATTGAGAGATTTTTGTTTCCGTTGTTTGATATGCTATTTGCCATGCTCATAAAAATTAAACACACAAAATTATTTAATGAACCACTCAGTATAAATTTATATTTATTGAAAATCAAAGCATATTGGTTTATTGGGACATAACCATGAAATTCACAAGATCCACAAATTTCACAAAGTACAAAAATTTCACAAAATTCGCAAAACCCACAAAGTTCATATATGAGGTTTGATAGAAGTAAAAACAACCAACCATACCACAATATCACCAATTACCTATCGGTGATGCTAGAAATAAAACGTTAAATTATTTTGTGAATATCTAACAAGTAGTTGAACATGAATTCCTGTGTTTCTAAGACAAGTTAGAAAACACTGGTTTAATAATAATTTATTTTAAATTTTGGTTGGTACAATGTTACTTGAATTTCTAATTATCTTGTCTCATTTTTAATTTCAATCGGTATAACAAGTTTATGATGTGAAATTAAACTGATCTATAAATCAATTCCTCGGGCACGAGCAGATGAAATAATTTCTCTTAATCTTACATTTTCTTCCAATAATTCTTCGTATGTTAATTTATTTCCTAATTCATATATTTTAATAAATAATTGAATATAAAATGTGAATTTTTCCATGGCAATATCATTTACTATGTTCATAATTATGAGCATTGACATAGCAAATATTGTAATTCTGTTATTTTCATTATCAACTACAGGTTTTAAATTTCTAACAAGTTTTTTAAGAACTCTGATTCTTGATTTTGTTATTCCAAGTTCTATCAATTGACTTATTTCTGTAACATCTTCTAAAGTATTATTGATTATTTCTATATCTGGGGATGGGGGACCTGGAGAATTTTCAAATTCAGTGTATATAGGATTTCTTAAATCTATGTCCATTAATTTTGAACCTGCTTTATCAAATGTTTTGTTTAATATTCTTTTGATTAAACTTGCTAATAATACTTTAGAAACATCATTGTCTGGCACTATTGTTTTGTGGCTCAAAACTTTTCTCATCCCACCAGGAGATTTTAAATATTGTTCCAATTCATCTAATATAGTACTATCTGGTGATATTCTGAAAATACCCACAACATTTGAACCATTAATTTCATGAAATTTATTGAATAGAGAATCAATTATGGGTCCTGTTACATGAACCGACAAATGATCTTCTGGAACAACACTCTTTTTACTATCACTACCACTAAACAAACTTCCCAAAAATGAACCGCCTTTTTGGTGATAATATGTTTTTATATAATTTCTGAGAATTTGTGTTCCTGTCTTAGATAATATGAAATGATTTTTTTTTGTTTTTGGATTTGCAATTTTCATCTTGTATAAATTTAACAGATATTTTTATCCAGCATAATTTTATTAAAATATGTTTTGATGAACTACTTAGTTTTAATTTATGTTTATTGAAAACTTATTTTGACAAAATTTGTTTAGTATATCAAAAAACACTCATCTAATGTTTTTGGTGTCATTTTTTTGACGTTTTTGTTATGTTTTTTTGAAAAAAAAAAATTCATTCATTTATTTTTTTTCAGTAAGTTTTCAATATAAAATTTATAATAATCTTGTTCGAATTCTTCATACATATTTATCAATGATGGATAAATTGATAAAAAAATTTTGGCTTCAATGGGATATAAATAAGATATGATGTTTTTGAAATATTTTTTATGAAAATTATTCAATACCATATGTACTAATAATATTTTTAGGTTTGGTTTTTGTCCTGTTTGTGTACTCAATCAATTTATATAATTTTCTAATCAGTAAAAATTTGGTTTGAATCACAACAAAAAATAAATATTTCCAACTGTCAGCAACCATTTGATTTATTGTTTACTTGATGACCAACAAAAACTAAACGAATAGTCATTTGCTATCATTAAATGTATTGAACATATTTTTGTATGATTCATGATATTTTTGTTTGTAATTATGAAATGTGAATTATTTGATGGATTGAAATTTAAAAATTTATTTTTGATTTTCATGTCAACAAAAATTAAACCATGGTGTAAACACATATCATAATCCATCAAAGTAAAAAATACACCATAAGTCCATTATGCGAATTTTATTCAGGAGCCACTGTACATGATGTACTTAAATGGACTAACCAGAATAAATTTCATTCATGTATGATTAGTTGGCCATTTTTTTTAAACGAGTTGCCAAAGTGTAAAAAATAAAAAAAAAATAGTTACTAAATATAACAATAATTATGTTTTTTGAGAAATATTACAAAGCAACTAAAACTTTATTGGAGTTAGCAAGAGATAGAAATTATAAAAATAAAATAGCATTTAATAAAACTATTTTTAAAAACAGATTTGAATTTTACATGAAAGATGACGATGAAAATGGTTCTCTGGATATTAATTTTGAAAATCATAATAAACTGGTTATTTCATTTTTTAAAAAATATAAAATAATAAATATTTTGACTAAATGTGAACAATTATTTAAAATGTATTCTTTGGGAAAACAAGACGATATTATATTGGTATTTAATAATATTGATAATGATGTTCCTCTTTCACAAACAACTATTGATAAAATTAAATCTGTGGAAAAAGATAATTTAAAAATATTTTCTATTGATGAATTACAATTTAATTTCTCAAGACATTTCCTTGTTCCAAAACATTCCAGACTAAACAAATTTCAAGAAAAAAGAATAATTAAACTTTATAATCTTCAGACAAAAAATCAGTTACCTTGTTTATTGACAACTGATCCTCAAACAAGATATAATGGTTTTAGATGTGGTGATTTAATTCGAATTGAAAGAGTTTCAAGAACTTGTGGAACATCCATATCATATCGTTATGTTGTTCATTCTAATGATGAAGAAAATTTGGGAAGATTAAATGGAAATCTATATTTACCTGAAGACTTTTATAAAGATAAAAAAACAGATATGTATTCTGGTGATGACACCCAAAAAGAGGCTGGAGAAACCGGAAAAGCTGGAGAAGCTGGAAAAGCTGGAGAAGCTGGAGAAGCTGGAAAAGCTGGAGAAGCTGGAGAAGCTGGAGAAGCTGGAGAAGCTGGAGAAGCTGGAAAAGCTGGAGAAGTTGGAGAAACTGGAAAAGCCGGAGAAGTTGGAAAAGCTGGAGAAGTTGGAAAAGCTGGAGAAGTTGGAAAAGCTGGAGAAGCTGGAGAAGCTGGAGAAACTGGAAAAGCTGGAGAAGTTGGAAAAGCTGGAGAAGCTGGAGAAGCTGAACCTGAAAAAACTGGAGAATCGAAAAAACCCGATGAACCAAAGAAATCCAAGAAATCCAAGAAATCCAAGAAATCCAAGAAATCCAAGAAATCCAAGAAATCCAAGAAATCCAAGAAATCTAAAATAGACAATGTTCTTAAAAATGGATTTGTTTATTTCTATTATAATTCCAAATCACCTTGGTACAAATTATCTAATTATTATGCGTCATATGTGATGTTAGGAAGAGATAAATATCCTTCATCAGAACATGCCTATGTGTACCTAAGAGAAGTCAATAATCCTAAACTGAAACATTTTTTCTTAAAAGGTGGTCTTTTTGAGGATTGGAACTCTGGGTTAAATTTATTGTATCCAGATTTGACACAAGAACAGAAACAGAAGAAATTCAATATATTCATAAAAAAAAATATGATAGGAATTTTAGCTAAATTAGCATTGAACACTTCTTCTAAAGATAAATGGAGAGGAGAAGAAGAATTGAATCAATTGGAAGAACCAGAAGAAAAAGAAAAATATTGGGAATTTTGGAAAAATATTTTATTAGCAAAATTCTCACAAAATCAGGAAGAAAAAAAACTATTGTTAGAAACATCAACATATCCATTGTTTAATTATTATAACAAAAGCAATTCAGATACCAAATTAACTGGAAAATTTAAAGACACAGAGATGATTGGATTAAATTGGATGGGAGAATTTATGGAGAGGATTAGAGATGAACTTTCAACCAAATAAGAGATATTAACATGTTTGGGTTTTAAAATTTTGAGTTAGACTGAAAATCATATTTTGTGTTGAGACTAGATTCATATTTAATATTTTTTTGATTGGACCACAAATGGATTAATAATTGCTTTGAATGGTTTTTTTATCATTTAATGGACTGAACATATTTATTAAAATATATTTTTGTTTTGATTTATTACCATAACAAGAAGCCCAAATAAATATATTTTTCGACAAATATTAATTTAAATCATTATATGAACATACTAAAGTTCATTAAAGGATAATAGCAGGAAAAACCAAGACTTAGAAAACTAACCATCCTTTTGTGGCCCAACAGGTTGGTTAACTATTTCCCTCTAGAAACCATGGTGCCCAAAATACACCATGTGTCTCTAAAGGATATGTTAATTAACTTATGAACAAATAAAATTTATCTAAAAAGTGATAATTGTAATTGATTTTTCCACCATTTTAATTGCTCTGTATCTTGTAAACATTTGGTTCTATTCGTAATTGATGTATGATGTTGACACACACGACCACCTTTTTTTTGTAGTTGTCTATAAGTTCCAACAAAATATGATGGGTATAATGATAATTGGTCAATTATTTCCATGTTGACTAAATTACCACATTTGTAAAATGCTTGTAACCAAGTGGGATCTATGATAATGTCACCAATTTCATGTTCTCCATCATACAATTTGATTATTCCAAAATAATGAGACATTTCCAATATATTTGCTACAGCTTTGTAAAGTTTGGCAGTCAAGCCACTATTTAAAAAATTAATTTTTATACCTTTGTTAAATTTGTAATAATGACTGATTAATGTTAAAACACTCCCAGATGTTTGAATACAAAGTCCTGAACCTAATATTCCATGAGGCATAATTTTAGTTATGTATGTTTCTTTGGTTAATTTACCTTGTGATTTGTAAATGTGAATTAAACTTTTCATGTATATTTGTGTTTCTTTTATAAAAATTTTATTTATTTTTTGTCCTATTTCAAAATTTATTTTTCTTGAAATATTTTCTAATAAATTTCCCCCAGATTGTAACACATATTTTTTCAATATATTTTTTCCTTTGTGACTTGAAATAAGTACTGATTTATTATTTGTTGGATTGACAATTTTATCAAACATATTAATAGCATGTATAATTTATTTCTTTTGTCTGAAAAATAGGTTGATAATTTGTCAGAGTTAATAGAATTTACGTTTTTCAATAGAAATTAACAGATCAAAATAATACTACCACCTGTTAAACAGTTTTAATTAAATATTACTTATTTTCTCTTAAAATATGTTTTACATTTTTATGGGTGCAAACATCATAAATTTGAAAACACAAAGAATATATATTATTATTGATTAGGTGAATTTGTTCAAAATATCTCAAAAGTATTTTTTTGAACAAATTGTAAAATAAAAAAAATGTTTATTTTCACCTCTCAAATGGAATTTATATTTATGGCATGGAAATATTGTTCCGTTACATGGAATGTTCAAAGGCCATCAACTATCATGTCAAAATGGGATGAGTCAAAATATGATTTTTTTTTACGAAAAATGATAGTTTAACAAAGACAAAAAATAATAGCTTGATATCCCAAACAGTCCCATGGAATTATATTCAAAGTTTGGTGAATCGTAATTTGTTTTTGTTCTCTGAAAATTATCTGTATAAAACATGTAATTGTGGTAAAAAAAATTAAAAGAATTAAATAATAAAATTGATTGTTGAAAATGAAATTAAAACAGATAATAAAATAACTGAGAATAGTGAAATGAAATTTATTGATTTATGTTGTGGAACAGGTGGATTTCATCAAGCGTTAAGTAATATTGGAATGAAATGTGTATTAGCAAGTGATATAAATAAAGAATATAGAGAAAATTATGAAGAAAATTATGGGATTAAACCTGAGGGTGATTTGACCAAAATAGATATTGAGACAATACCTGATTTTGATATGTTATGTGCTGGATTTCCTTGTCAACCATTCTCAAAAGCAGGACAACAAAATGGTTTTGATGATAATAGAGGAAATATATTCTTTGATATATGTAAAATAATAGAGCATCATAAACCTAAATATATAATTCTTGAGAATGTTAGAAATCTATCATCACATGATAAAGGAAATACTTGGAATGTTATTAAATCTAAAATAGATGAATTGAATTATCATACATATCCTTTGATGAACTAAACATATTTATTAAAATACCATGAATCATAAAAACTAATAAATATGTTCAGTCCATCAAAGGATACATTCTTCGTGTTGTATTTCTGGTTAGGGCTTAAGATGTCTAAAACATTTCTAGGTGTTAATTGGTAAGGAAATATAATATTTAGCAAACGAAGCAGTAAAACAACTGCTGTTAGTGGCGTACCTTTACAGGATCACGACGGGAAATTGCTGATCCATTTATTTTCTTATGAAAATAAATCCACACAACCAAAATTTACACGTCCTGAAACGGGCAAACTTTGAAGATTTTTTTGGAACTTTTGTTCCGTTTTAAATCTTCATCGGTGTAAAGTCTCCAATTTTACAATCTGCTTCTCCTTCGTGACATTTTACATGTTTAGGTAACGTTTCTTTCAAATATTCGGTCAAAAAACTATCCATAAGAAAACCTGAGGATAATCCAACACCATCTTCAGCCCTATACCTTCTCATTATCCTTTGATGGACTATGGTGAATATTTACACCATGGTTTCAATTAATATTTGTTGAAAAATATATTTGTTTAGGCTTCTTGTGTGGTAATAAATCAAAACAAAAAAATTTAATAAATATGTTCAGTCCATCAAAGGATAGCATCACAACTTTCAATAATATATTTTTTATCTCCTAGATTTTTTTCAAAATGGTTTTTAATTTCAAATAAATCATATTCATCATTTTCACTTGAAATTAATTTATTCTTGTTCCAAAAGGTTTTCCAAATGTTCATCCATTTTTTTAGTTTCCGAAATTTGTTGTGCTTGTTTTGATAATCCATTTTGATTTCTTCAAGCATATTCAAATATTTTTAATTCAAATCAAATTTAAAAAAAAAATAATAGTGCAATTATTTTTACAATTAAATTTTTTTAACACAATGAATTTAGTTATATTTGGGGATAATAATATTTATTATGGAATTATCCTTAAATAGACTAAACATATTTATTAAATTTTTTTTTTTTGATTTATGACCATTCAAGAAGCCTAAATAAATATATTTTTCGACAAATTTAAATCATTATATGAACATACTAAAGTCCATTAAAGGATAAATTAGCTGTTGTCAAATATTATTTGGATAATAATACGACATATTCAAATACTTGTAAAATTTTCAAATGTAGTATAAGAAATCAAAAAGATGGATTGAAAGATATAAAAAAGAAAAATCAATTAAACGACATAATAGAAAACCTATATCATATAAAATTACAAAAAAACAAGTTAAATATGCCATTTAAAAATTAAAAGAAAATATGAATAATTAAATTTTGGATTAGAAAATATTTTGTTTGATGAGGTCAAGTCCAATGGTTTGTTTGTTAATTCCCGTAAATAATTTATATGGGTATGAATAACTTCCATCTTTATTTTTTATAGATTTTACATATAAATTAGTTAAATTATCATTTTTATCTAGTGTTTGTGCTAATTCATGATAGTGTGTGCTTATCAATGCTAAATTATTTTTAATAGAATTTAAATGACCAATGACTATAGTTGAACCTAACACTCCTTCTCTATAATTAGTACTATTAAATATTTCATCTATCGCTATTAAAGTTTTGTTTAGAATTATGCCATGTTTATTTGGTTTGGTGTTTGGCTTGGTATTTTGCTCAGTATTCGAGATTTTATATAAATATGTTTTAATTCTTTTCATTTCAGCTTCAAACAAAGAATATTCTCCTTCTAAATCTTTTAAAGAAAAATATGAATCTATGATATTAAATGGTGTTATTTCAATATGTTCACAAGGAGCAAATGTCAAAGTTTGTGACAAATAAACAGATAACAAGATTGATTTCATCAATGTGGATTTCCCTGCTGCATTTGGGCCAGTTATAATAATTGTTTTGTTTGCGTTGTTCATTTCAATAGAATTGGGGATGGATTTTTTATAATCAATATTTAAATGATTGAAATTATCAATAGTTATATAACTATCATTACTATCAATAAATTTGGTCATCACTACCCCACCCATATCCATTCCCGTTTCTGATTTCATGAATGTTGTTATATCTGACAAGAAACTATCCACAAGTCCCAAATATTCATAAATAGGAATTAAATCATGTTTGTTTTCTTTCACAATAAAATAACCTGACAAAATATCTCCTCTGTCATTTTCATTTAGATTTCTCAAATATTTGACTAATTTAATTTCACTGTTTTGTGATTTTAAATTTTCATTTATTGGTTCTAAATTTATTTTTAGATAATTCATTGTGTTGTAACATTTATCGTATATTTCAACTATTTTTTTTAAATTAATTAATTTGTTTTTTAACAAGTTGGTTATTCTATTGATTTTTATTGCTAACACTATATTTTGATAAACTGTGTAAATATAGGTGAATAGGGAAAATATCACACTAAATAAATTTACAAAATTACATTTTGTAGATAAATCAAATATCAGATTAGAAATCACAGTTTTCATGATTCTAATATAATGTGACAGGCCAATCGGAAATTTGTAATAAAATTTAAATATTAAAAATGGAAAAATCAGTGTTATTATTGGTACTAACATTGTAGTAACAGGCATTACCAAAACTTTGTAAATATAAAAAATATTTTGATAATAAGCATTTCCATTTAATATTTGTAAATGTTTATTTTGGAAATAAATATTGTTCAAAAATTCTCTGATTTCTTTTGAATCTTTTCTAAACAAATCGATAAACCCATTTTCACAGGTTGAAAAATTAGACATGTTTTTTAGTAATGTTTTAACTTCATTTTTCCCTAAAATATTGATCAGGTTATTTTGTCTGTTTTGTAATTGTTTAATATCACAAATAGGAAAATATAATTTTTTTTGAAATTTTAATTTACCTATTATGCTTTGTGTGTTTATGATTTTATCTATTATTCCATTAAACCCAAATATGTTTAGATCATCAAAAAAATTGTCTGTACATATTTTTGTTATGAATGGTTCATCAACCGATTTTTTCAATAGTTCAATGATCAATTGATAATTGGAAAAATATTCATTTGAATAATTAAAAAGCAAATTATCATGATAATGGTTCAATATCTCATCATAATAACTCATTAAAATTAAATTAAATAAAATAAATTTTTATTGAACGAACCTGAATATGTTCAAAAAATCATATATTAAATTCTGTTGGAACCATATGTGAAACCTAAATATTTTTTCAACAAATGTAAAAACTAGATGGTTCATTAAAAATAATTTAATATGTTTTGTGTTTTGTTATATATTGACAAACAAAATTCTTAAATTTAGTTAGATTATTTTTCATTAGGTTGGCAGCACCAGAATTTAATGGATCATCAGGATTAGGATAAGTCAATAATTGTGGTAAAAAAGTTTCATAAATATTAATTAATCTGTATATGGGTGTCCATTCTTGATTTAGAACATCCATACAAATAGTTCCAGACATTTCATCAACATTAGGATGGAATATTTTGTCTATGAAACCTATTGATGGAGATTTAAAGGGATATTCTTTTGGGATTCTCATTCTAATTTTCCATTTTCCTGATTCATAAAAACTATCTTTTGGTCCTTTTAAAACAAAAGTCAGTTCATTTTCACTCAACATTTTTAAATCACATTTGATTTTTATCAAAGATCTAATATCTTTTTTTAATCTTTTGTGAGAAATACTCATGAAATATTTCAACACTACATCTTTAAATATTTTGGACTTTTGTTGGTTGGAAATTTAAATTTGATTTGACAGTCCAGAACACATTCAAAAATAACCAACACCAAACAAAATGTCTATTTCTAGTTCACTCTGGGCAAACAGCACCACAAGAATTTCCAGAAGAAAAATTATTGAAATTTTGAAAGAATTCAAAGAAAATAATAAATTTATTTGTCATCTTGGGAAAATGCTTCTAGATTTTGATCCATTCGACACAAAAAGTATCAAGAAAACTCATAAAACAGACAAATCTGATAAATATAACAATATGAGCACAGATATTGGTGCTCCCAAGGAAACAGATATTGGTGCTCCCAAGGAAACAGATATTGGTGCTCCCAAGGAAACAGATATTGGTG